AGAACGGTACATCTTCTTGTTGCCCGCCTGCAAAAATTCTTTGTATGTAGCCTTTGTGGAAAGATACTGCCCCAGATAGTGAATCTTCTCATTCAGCAGCTTTAAGTCGGCATCGGTAGATTTGGCGGTGTTGCGGGCATCTGACATTTTGGCAGATAATTCATCGCGCGCTTTTTTCAAATCATCGTAGCTGTCGTAGCCGTGCTGCTGTACATAGACGATGGTATTTGCCATCTGCTGCAAATTGGAAATTTTGACTTTCTGAGCATAGGCGCGACTTTGCTGGGCTTTTACGCAGTCCTGCAAATTCACTACCAGACGAAGATTGGACTTGATATAGAGAACGGCAATGGGGTCAGCAACACTCCATTGCTTTTTTTCTTTTGCAGCGGTAATCGCATTACTTTCAAAAAGCGTCAGAAGATGTTCACGGTCAAAACTGGTTCCCAGAGTTCTGGCAGAGATGTATTTTTCTCTGTCCGGGAGAAGGTAACTAAATCGACCACGGTGGTCTTTTACCAAAATGTTGGATTCGGTTTGGAGTAGGCGGCTGAATTCTTCAAAAGATTTTGCTTTCTTTGCCGCAGCAGTAATGGAATCGCGCAACTTATCTTTCTCCGTTTGAAATTTGGTTTTCATGGGAGTGAAACCCTCTGCAATAAGCTCAGCGTTCAACTTGTCCAGATTGATCTGCCCGCGCTGTTTAGCATAATACTCCTGCTGCGTAATTTTGTTGACAGAGGGAGAAAGCAAATCAACTTGATTGAGACTTTCCCTCATACAGATGTTCATAAGGGATTGCTGTAAATGCTTCAGATAGTCTTTTGTCAGATGGTGCTTATAGCCCGCCTTGCAGTCGATGGGGCGTTCCATAAAGGGCTGCTGCGGAACATCCAGCTTTCGCAGACTGTTGATTACGATATGCACATGGATATTGCCGCTGCCATTGTGACCATCCATGTGAGTGCAAACTAACGCCTGATGCCCCGGAAAATTGGCTTTTACATATTCCATGCCGATGGCCTGCGCCTGTTCTCCTGTCAGCCCACACTCATCTTTGTCAGCAGGATCGAAGCTGATGAGATAGTGGTGCGTCTTGATTTCGTCGTAATTCTGATTTTTGTGGTACTGCGCATTAAGCATTTCGCACTCCACATCAAAAAGTTCCGGCTCACAGTTTATGCCCTCCAGAAGAATATCTCGGCGGAGTACCCAGTTCCCGTTTGCATCCAGCAGGGGTTTCTTCAGAACTTCGTCATGCTCATATTTCAAATAGTCGAGTGCAGCACCATAGTCTGCACTTTTACCCGCGACGTGTTTTAAGATTGCCACGATAATCACCTGCCAGTTCTGCAATTCCTTTCCGCATAGCGCGGAGGTCGGTCATGCAACGATTGATTCCTTCCAGCATGGCACGAGATTGGATGCCGCCGCTGTTGAAAAAGGCTGCAATTTGGTTCAGGTTATTTCCGATATGGGAAAGCTGTCTTGCAAAATCTCGCAGTTCTGCAATGTCGGCAACGATGTTGTAATGAACGTGAAGTTTTTCGGTTATGGCCTGTTTCCTTACATAAACGGCAACGGGATAGCCAGCCTGTTCAGCAGAACACGAAACCAGTGCGTACTCCACATCGGTAAAACGAACCATTACATTCTTAGTCCGTTTGATGCTTTCATCCTTTTTGGGGCGAGCCATAGTGTGATCCTCCTGCATTTTATAGTTGCGAAGCAACTCCCGATAAGCCGTAGGCGTTCGGCTGCGAACACATTCATGTGGAGCCAGATAGCCAAAATCCAAGATTTTGTGCGTACCGTGGGGATGGGGAACGGAATCCCCATCAAGATTGCCGGGAATGAAAAATCACGAAAGTGAGTTTTGAGTTACCATAGGCGAATCTTGCTCTAAGACAGAAAAAGACCTGTCTTTTATCGTATGCCGTAGACCTATCAAAAGAAGTCCTTCTATAAATAGGAATCCGCAGCCCCTATTTGGAATACACTTTTCAAATTTTTTTGAAATTTTTTCAAAAACTGTATTCCAAAATGCCCTTCTGGATTCCTATTAGTAAAGGGGGATTGATTTCTATGAAGCAGAAAGAACGATTTGACGAAAAGCCAAAGCAGGAGCATACGGAGCCTAAGCATCACAGAAAAGCCATCATCAAGGGCATCACCGTATATGAATCGTTCCGGCCAGAGGGCAGCGAACTGTGGGATTGCCTGCTGCAGAGTATGGGGAAGCACTGAAAAATAAATTTTGAAAAATGTGCGCAGCAGCTTGATTTTTGTGTCACAGCTTGGTAGAATACAGACGGGTTAAGTGAATAGTGCAATCAAAAGCCATTAACTTTCTGGATTTTACCATGCAATTTGCGTGGAGACAGGAGGTTTAATGGCTTTGTTTTTTTACAAGGAAAAGAATAAAGACATACGGGCAGCGGCCTATCTGAGATTGTCCATCGAGGATGGCGACAAGGCTGAGAGCAACAGCATCGGCAATCAGAGAGAACTGATTCGGGATTTTGCTGCAGAACGGCCAGGACTGTATTTGGTCGAAGAGTACGCTGACGATGGCTACACAGGAACCAACTTTGAACGTCCGGGCTTTAAGCGGATGATGGAGGATATTAAATCCGGCAAAATCAACTGCATCATCGTCAAGGACTTATCCCGCCTTGGTCGTAATTACATCGAGATGGGAAAATATCTGGAACAGATTTTCCCGATAATGGGGATTCGCTTCATCGCTATCAACGACAACTATGACAATGCGAACACCGAGAGCAGCGATTCGGACAGCATTGTAGTTCCGTTCAAGAATCTGTTGAACGATTCCTACTGCCGGGATATTTCCATCAAGGTGCGCAGCCAGCTGGACATGAAACGGCGCAAAGGGGAGTTCATCGGCGGTTATGCAATCTACGGCTACTGCAAAGACAAACGGAACAAAAACCGTCTGGTGGTAGACGAGTATGCAGCAGATATTGTCCGCTCTATCTACCGCAGAAAACTGGAAGGCATGAGCGCGCAGGCGATTGCCGAGCAGCTGAACAGCGAGAACGTGCTGGCTCCCAGCGAATACAAACGGCTGTGCGGTTTGAATTACCATAGCGGGTTCAAAGCTGGTACTCATGCGAAGTGGCAGGCAATTCAGGTACTTCGGATTCTGAAAAATGAAGTCTACACTGGGACGATGGTGCAGGGCAGACGGCAGAAGATCAATTACAAAATCAAGAAGATTCGGGATGTGGAAGAATCCGGCTGGATCAGAGTTCCCAATATGCACGAAGCAATCATTCCGCAAAAGCTGTTCGATACCGTGCAGGAGGTCTTGAAACTGGACACTTGTGCATCGAAAGGACAGCAGACCGTAAATCTGTTTTCAGGCATCGTTCGCTGCGGTGGCTGTGGGCAGAACATGGTGCGGCGTACCGTATCAAAAAACGGAAAGAAATATATTTATCTGCACTGTGTCACAAACCACAATGGTTTAGGCTGTTCCTCACATCTTATCAGCGAAAGTAAGCTGGCCGAAGTGGTGCTAGCCGCATTGCAGGGAAAAGTCCAGCAGATCAGCGGACTGGAACATCGGCTGGATGAAATCAATGAGATTCCCAAGAATGAGCGCAGACTGAAATCTGTGGAAGAACATCTGAAAATGTTGGAGCAGGAAGAACAGAAATACCAGACCTTGCGCCGCCAGCTTTATGAGGATATGAGCAGCGGTATTGTCAGCAAGGAAGAGTATAAGGAGTTCAGCCATTCCTTTAATGAAAAGGTTGAAGCTATCCGTAAGGCCAAAGCAGAAATGAACCGACAGAGGGATTGTCTGAACAATCTGGATGTGGAACATCTGCCATGGATCGAAGATTTCAAGTCCTACCAAAACCTGACAAGTCTGAACCGCCGCGTTCTGGTGGAACTGGTAGAGAGCATCACAGTCTATGACAAAGAACACATTCATATCCAATACCGCTTCGATCAGGAAATTCGCAATGTGCTGGAATATTGCAGTAGTGTTCCGGCAGAAAAAACGGAGGAAAGTGCAGTATGAAGTGTGTAAGCTATACCCGGACACTTCCTTGGAAGAACCATCAAGGAGAACTGACGATTGCCGAGCAGAATCAGCGCATTGCGGCATATCTGGCGGAACATAAAGAACTGGATTTGCAGAAAAAGTATTCTGACCGCAAGAACGATGAAAAGGCGCGCACCGCGTTCGACCAAATGACCAATGATGGGGTAGAGCGAAAATTTGATTGTATTATTGTGGCATCCATGTACTACTGTGGGCCTGATTTCCCGGCAGCACGGCAGGCAATCAAGGAAACGCTCTATGCAACGGGCATCGACCTGATCGTGCTGGATGAAGGTCTGAATACTAGAGCGGCCAGCCGAAAAGAAGTTGAGGACTATTTTGAAGCAAAACGCTGTGAGATGCACGCAGAAATCATGTTTGCGTGGAGAAAAAAACAAGGCGCAGGATTCCGGCTGACAAACTCTGTTCCATTTGGCTATATTCGCAGAAACGGCGAAAGCAATATGGTAAAGGATGAAGAAGTTGCTCCTTATTTGAACGAGGCTTTTTCCAGATATGAGTCCGGCCAGAAAATGCGTGATATTGCAAAGTGGTTAAATGAGCAGGGCGTGGAACCCCCCATGAAGCACAAAAAGAGAATTTTGGGAAAGCCTTATGATGAGGAACCAGACCAGTGGACAACGGATATGCTGCGGTGTTTATTCCGAAACCCGACTTATACGGGGGCGGCGGCAAATGGAAGCCGCCAGATCATTGCGGAAAACTGCCACGAACCATACATAACCAAAGAGCAGTTCTATGCTTTCCCTTGCAATATGAGGGAGGGGGAGAACAAAATCTCCATTCGGAAAAGCTACAAAAAACCGAACCCGCTGGCAAAACACATTGTCTGTACTTGTGGCCACGCACTCTGCTGGCACAAGGATAAGAAAACGGGGGAAGAACTTTTCTACTGCCGTTACTGCCGCGCACACAAGGAAAACGGAAAGAATCTGAAAGTCCCGGCAGCTACCATTTATAAAAAGGTGATGGCCGCTCTGGAACTGGAACATCTGAAAGAAGAAAAGCTGGCTGCAGCGATTCAGCAGGGAGCAGGCAAGAAAGCAATCGAGGTAGTTCGAGCCGAAAGGTCGTTGCAGATGAAGTCCGTTCTGGCTGAACTGAATATGGAACAGTTTCGCCGTGTGCCACTGTATGAGAGTTATATAGCCGATGAAATCACCGAAGAACAGTACCATGCGGAACTGATGGACTATGAAGAAGCACATCGGAAATTGAATGAACAGCTTACAGCAATTATGGAAGATACGCTGGTATGCGAACGGGCGTTGAGCCTGCGCAATCCGTGGATTCAGCAGATGGCACAGTATAGGACCCCGGAGGAACTTGATCGCAATTTTGTAAAAAAGTATATCGAGCAGGTCACGGTTACATTACTGGACGATGGACAGGCAGAAATCAGCCTGACCATGAAAACGGATGAATGGAAACAGATGCTTAGTCGGATAGAAGTGGAGGGTACAGGCAGTGGCACGAAAGAGTAGAAAAAATCTCCCGCAGCCGGAACAGGCGGCAGCTTCTGTGCTGCTCCCGGAACTGGAAGAAGCAAAAATGCCTGCGGCAATCTATGGGCGGCTTTCTGTTGAGGATGAAGAAACAGAAGAGAGCATGGAAACGCAGATCGCACTGGTGCAGGACTATATCAACCGCAGCAGGGAACTCAGCTATGTGGATACCTACTTCGACAATGGATTTACGGGAACAAATTTCAAGCGGCCTGCATTTACCCGCCTGATGAACGATGTACGGCAGAAGAAAATCAAGTGCATCGTGGTGAAAGACCTCTCACGCTTTGGCCGCAACTATTTGGAAGCAGGATACTATATCGAAACGGTGTTCCCATTTTTGGGGATTCGATTGATTGCTGTTACAGATAATTTTGACAGTACGCGCAAAGAGGACATGGAAAGTCTGGCTCTCCCGATTCGGAATATGGTCAACGCAATGTACGCGAAAGACATATCCAAAAAGATATGGACTTCCTTGCAGCGCAAAAAAGAAGCAGGCTATGCTGTCGGAAACGATGCTCCGTATGGCTATATTCGGAACTCCGTGACAAAGCGAAATGAAATTGACCCGGAAGCTGCATTTTATGTGCAGTTGATTTTCCAGTGGGAACTGATGGGTGTGCCAATTTTTGAAATTGCTCGACGAATGACATTGCTGCAGGTTCCGACTCCACGGGAGTGGCATAGAAAAATGGTTGAGGGGAAAGAAGTGCTTACCTGTAAAAAGTGGGGCGTAACCACAATCCGGCACATCTTGGAAAATCAAACCTATGTGGGCGATACCATCAACAATAAAAGTACACAGAAGTTATTCGCAGGACAGGACAAGCACGACCTTCCCAAAGAACAGTGGTATGTGGCAAAGAACACACATCCGGCCATCATTGCAAGGGATGATTTTGAAAAGGTGCAAAAAATCTTGAACAAGAATCGAGCAGTATTCAAGACAGTAAGAGCAAAGTCGGAGCAGATTCGGGCAGAATATCAGAATGACCTTGCAGGAATGGTGTTTTGCGCAGACTGCGGCAGACCGATGGAGTTTGAACGACTGCCGCATGGAGCGGAAGAAAGTAAAAAGGTCTGCTATTACATCTGCAAGGCAAGACAGGCTGACGATAAGTGCATCGGCCATCAGATTCCGGAAAAACTGCTGAAAGCCCTGATAATGGATCAGCTGCATTTGTTCATTGTCCAGCTGAGCGATAAACGGAAGGTGCTGGAAGAATTGCAGAAAATCGAGGATGTGCAGAATCCCGTTTACCGGGCAAAGGGTGAAATTATGAGCCTGACCGATAAAGTCAGCCAGATGGCCAAGAAGCGGGAACAGCTTTATGCAGACTATGTGGCTGGTGTGGTGGATTCCGAAGATTACCAGCTGATTCGGGAAGATTATTCCAGACAGTATGATGGTCTACGGGCTGCGCTGCAGGAAGCAGAAAACAAAAAAGCGGAAGTAGAACGGCAGATCGAAGAATACCTGAATATGACTTCTCATTTGGAAGAACATCTGGACAACTTTGAATTTGACATTCAGTTGGTAAAATCCCTTGTGCAGAAAATCGAAGTGAGTGCGGACAAGCGGATTCGGATTGTTTTCGGATTTCAGGATGTGTTTACAGAACTTGGAAAGGAGAGTGCAGAAACATGATTGCAGCGTATCAGCGCATTTCAAGGGCTGATGGCGACTTGGGCAAAGATGGCAAGGATAAGAGCAACAGCATTGAGAACCAGAAAGAACTGATCCAGCGGTATATCTCCTGCAAAGAAAGCCTGCAAAATGTGCCTGTGATGGATTTTGTAGATGACGGCTACACAGGCAGCAATTTTGACAGACCTGGATTCCAGCAGATGATGGATGGTGTGCGCAATGGCAAGATTGATACCATCATCGTGAAAGACCTTTCCCGTTTTGGCCGTGATTATATCGGTGTGGGCGAATACATGGAGCAGATTTTCCCCCTGCTGGGTGTCCGGCTCATTGCTATCAACGATAACTATGACAGCAATAATTATAAAGGTACAACGCTGGGAATGGATGTGATCGTCAGTAATCTGGTAAATACCATGTACTGCCGGGATGCAGGAAAGAAACTGCGGACTGCAAATCAGGTCAAGTGGCGTAAAGGCATCACAACTGCATCTGCTGCACCGTTCGGCTATCAGTTTGACCCGGACAAAAAGGGCGCATTTATCATCGACCTGCCAGCAGCAAAAATCGTGCGGCGTATTTTCGACCTTGCGATTCTGGGGCTGGGAACAAGAGAGATAGCAATGATGCTCAATGACGAAAATGTTCCTGTGCCGAGCGTATATAACAAAGAAAATAAGGCGTATGGCAAGGAAACGACCTATACCATCGCCCCAGTGATTCTTTGGGATAGCTCTCGTGTCTGGAAAATCCTCACGGCGTATGTGTACACTGGGGCAATGGTTTTGGGCAAAACAAAAACACTGATTTCCGGCAAAAGCATTGTCAGAACAGTTCCCAAAGGACAGCAGTTTATTACGGAGGGAACCCATGAAGCAATCGTAAGTCGTGAAGAATTTGAAAAAGCGCAGCTTGTCATAAAGAGCAACAGCCATAAGGTGTTGATGGGCCGCGTGGACTTCCCGCTAAAAGGAAAAGTCCGCTGCGGAAATTGCAGGCGAGTGATGGCGCACAATTTTAAACAGGTTGTGCCGACATTCTGGTGCAGAGAGGGCTTGGAACTGGTTGGGCAGACCCAATGCACATCTGAGATATTTCAGGTCAGTGATATTGAAAGTGCCGTCTTTCAGGCACTGAAAAAGGAACTCTCTCTGCTGGATTCCCTCTACGGCGATATTCAAAAAGAAGAACAGGATTTGAAAGAAGCCCACAAAAAGGCAAACCGCCGCAAAACTCTGATGGAGCAAGAACTTAAAAACCTGAAAGGTGAGAAGATGCGGATGTATGAAGAATATGCAGCAGGAACACTCCCATTGGATACCTACAAGCAGAAAAAGCAGGAGTGTGACAGACGAATTTCAGAGGTGCAAGAGCAAATTGAACAATCCAAGGCGGAAGAATCCGCTGAGAGCGTTGTGCCGGGAACCGTGCGCGCAGCGGCAGAGCAGGCTGAAAATTTTCTGAACGGAACGAGGCTCACGGCAGGTATGGTGTCGGCCTTTATCGAAAATGTCTTTGTGCATGATGGAGGGCGCATCGTGGTACGGTTCAAATATGAGCGGAGCATACAGGATACTGTAAAAGCACTGCACACAAGCTAAATTTGAGAGAGGACTGGGTTGCCCATGTTGGAACATCAGAGAGTGTGCTATAACATGGGCAACAGACCAGCCAGAAAGAGGACATTATGAAAGCAATTCGATGGCTGTTAAAATTGATGCTGGTGATGATAACCCTCCCGCTGATCCTTGCTGTATGGCTGGCAAAGTGGTTTGTGGCATTTCTGCATCATTGTTCGGCATGGATTTTCTATCTGCTGGGCAGTGTGCTACTGGCAACGGCGGTCCTTTCGTTCTTGATGCAACAGTCGCAAGGAGTGGAAGCACTTCAAATGCTGATCGGTGGATTTGTGATTTTTATGGTCCCGCAGGTGGTCGGCAGCGTAGTTGTACTTCTGGAACTGGCGGTAGCAATGCTTCGGCAGGTATGGTACATATAAGATGTCCGCCCCGGATAGCCTACCTTTGGAACTGCACGAAAAAACAACGCCCGTCTGGGTGAGGGGATTTGTGAATCTTCTCGACCAGGCGGGTGTTTCATTCCGCAGGAATGTGATAGTTATAGAATGAGCGTTTCTACCTATATATAATGGAATGCCGCCACAGCCACCGACTATACGGTACTATGACGGCATTATTTTTTATCATCTGGAATGAACTGCACGACATCATTGGGAGTGCAATCGAGCATCTGACAGAGTTTTTCCAATGTGGATAGTGTAATATTCCGATTCTTTTTCAGAGTGTCCAGCGTTTTGTTGTCCAAGCCGTTTTTGAGAAGCTGGTACTGTGTTACCTGCTTGCGGCGCATAGTTTCCCACAGAGGAGTAAAATCAATCAAAGCTGTCACCACTTTTGCTTGTAAAAAATTGTTCTTTACGTTTCATTATACGGGGTGGGTATGCAAATGGATATTGTGGAGATACCCACAATGCGGTATAATAAGTAAGATAGAGAGTCTGCAAATAGTGTTTGCCCATGTTATGACATTAATGATAATGCTATAACATGGGCAACTTTGTAATAGGAAGAAAAAGTGGAAGGAGGGAGAAATGTGGCAAGCGATAGTCATGCTAAAAGGCCAATTGTGGTAGAACGACGTAAGGAAAAGGGAAGAAAAAAGACACCTCGCCTGACAAAGACCTATGATGTGAAAATAATTCCTGCAACAGTGGGTGTCGTGGCGGAAACAGAAGAACCACCTAAAAAGCGTGTCGCTGCATACTGTCGTGTCAGCACGGATCAGGAGGCGCAGGAAACCAGTCTGGAAGAGCAAATGGCACATTTCAACACTGTTATAGCGGAGCATCCAGACTGGGAGTTGGCAGGAATTTATGCGGATGAGGGAATCTCTGGTACACAAGTTAAGCATCGAGTGCAGTTTCAGCAGATGATAGAGGATGCAAAGGCTAAGAAAATTGATCTGATTCTTACGAAGTCTATCAGTCGTTTTGCTCGTAATGTGGTGGACTGCCTGACTAATATTCGATTGCTGCGGAATCTCCGGCCACCTGTCAGTGTGTATTTTGATAAGGAACGCTTGGATAGTCTGGATGAAAAGGCAGAAGTATTTCTGACGATGCTGGCTTCCTTCGCACAGGAGGAATCCCGAAGCATCTCCACTAATATCAAGTGGGCAACTCGAAGCCGGATGAAAGCCGGAACGCAAAAAATCAGTACGACGAGTCTGCTGGGCTATGATACGGACGATGATGGCGAAATGGTGATTGTTACCAACGAAGCTGAAATTGTTCGTACCATCTATATGAGCTTTGATAAGGGAATGCACCCGGCAGAAATTGCAGAAAAGCTCAATGCGTTGGAAATCAGGACAATCAAAAATAACCCGTGGACGGGTGAATCGGTCAAGAATATCCTGCGGAATGAAAAATACTGCGGCGACGTTCTGATGCAGAAAACCTATACGGTAGATTGTTTGACCCACAAGACCAAGAAAAACGAAGGCGAGGTGGAGCAGTATTTTATACCAGACCATCACCCCGCAATCGTAGAGCGAGAGGTCTGGGATAAGGCACAGGTAAGGCTGGAACAGATTGCAGGCAAGCGGAGGCGTATTCGCCCAAAGCAGCAAAGGCTGATTCCTTTACGAAAAGGCGTGCTGTTAGGATTCGTTCCCATTAGACCTACATGGAAGGCTGTTTCCTTCAAGAGGTTGGAAACGGCAACAGAAAAGGTGATGGCACTGGTTGATGCAAAGCCAGAGCAGGAACACATAGAATATGAAAGCGAGGAATGTGAAATGGAAATTTTGAAGGGATTTGAGGTAATCAATCTAAAGCAACCGAAAGGCGAGTCTGTTATGACGGTGACTTCAAACAGCCTGAAATTTAATAAGGCAACGGCTGTAGAGTTGAACTATGCACCGTACATCAGGGTGCTGCTCAACGCAAAGACCAGGCAGATTGCGATTCAGCCTTGTTCAGAAAAAGATCCGAATGCGATCAAGTTCAGTAATGAGGAAAGCAAGCAGACTTATGCAATCAGCATTAAGGTGCCGGCTATCCAGGTAGAGTTTCGGAGAATGCTGCCTTTCGAGGATGACAATGGTGGTAAACTTAGCTATACCTTGAATGGAACCATGTACCCGGATGAGCAAGTTGTCATTTATGATATTGGGGATGTGAAACCGGAAACAGAAAAGAAACGCCGGGGCAGAAGAAAAAAATCTGAAATTGAAGCAGAACAAAAAGAGAACTAAGAATAATATTTGAAGATTTGGTAGTGGCTCCCACTTGTGATTCAAAGGAAACTTTGAGTTGCAGGTGGGAGCTTTTTTATTGTGAAAAAGGTTATCTTCCTGACAAACCAGATAAATCTTTGCCGGGCTTTTAACGAATGTTTATTTTTTGACAAAGAACATGATGGAGAGGGAAAAGTGTATCGCTTGCTCGAAAATTAAAAATCTTAGTCTTTTTTAACAAAAATCTCAGGGCATTTTTGACACCTATCTTTCCGGGCTGTTGATGGCATGTTGGATCGAATTTCTGCTTTTGATGGAAAAACCAGAGATAAGCAGGATTTTTGGAAAAGATTGATATGGAATCCTGTAAAGATATAGCGCAGCACAGAAAAAGATTAAACGAGGATTCTTTTATGATTGAAAAAGGTGAAGAACCTAGATCATCAGCGGTAAAAATGAAGATTAGGACAAAAAAATAGACCGCCAAAGAGAAAAATGGCGGAATATCAAGGAAAATCAAGGATTTGCGGCGGGATGTGGCAGCACGTCTAAAATAGAAATTTGTGAAAAATGTTGTCCAAGACTTGACATCGGGCGGCGGGTATTGCCTGCCCAAGGACACCAAGCAACTGCTGGCAAACTATGCCGATGTGCCGGAGAACCTGATTGAAGCAATCGTGGAATCCAATCGTACTCGTAAGGACTTTATTGCAGACCGAGTTCTGAAGCTGGCGGGCTACTACGGCTACGATGCAGAGAATGAGTTCGATGAGGATAAGGAAAAGGCAGTCACTATTGGTGTGTATCGTCTGACCATGAAGAGCAACAGCGATAACTTCCGTCAGAGTTCTATCCAGGGTGTCATGAAGCGTGTGAAGGCAAAGGGCGCAACAGTCATTATCTATGAGCCGACTCTGAAGGACGGAGAGACATTCTTTGGCTCTGTGGTGGTCAACAATCTGGCAAAGTTCAAGGAAATGAGCCACGCCATCATTGCGAACCGCTATGACAAGTGCTTGGATGATGTGAAAGAAAAAGTATACACAAGAGATATTTTCCAGAGAGATTGATAAGGCAGGAGAAAACATGATTATTACACAAACACCATTCCGTATGTCTTTTTTTGGCGGCGGAACAGATATGGAAAATTTTTTTAAAGAACATGGTGGTGCGGTTTTGTCTACTACGTTTGACAAGTACTGCTATGTGAATGTGCGTCATTTGCCGCGCTTCTTTGACTATTCTACTGAGCTGTCGTATTCAAAGACAGAGCGCGTGACGGATATTAACGATATCCAGCATCCGGCAATCCGAAACGCAATGAAAATGCTAGATATGCATGAAATTCGCCTTACTTATGAGGCCGATCTTCCTGCACGTTCTGGTCTTGGCACGTCAAGCTCGTTTGCAGTTGGTATGTTAAATGCCTTTTATGCTCTTAAAGGAAAGTATGCTGATAAAAAGAAATTAGCAGATGAGGCAATTTATCTGGAGCGGAATCTCTGCCAAGAAGCTGGTGGCTGGCAGGATCAGATTGCCGCATCTTTTGGAGGCTTTAACCGTATTAATTTCAATGCTGATGGTTATGAGGTTCTTCCGGTAATCATCTCGCCAGAAAGAAAAAAGCAGCTTAATCAGAATTTGATGATGTTCTTTACGGGCTTTACCCGTTTCTCTTCTGATGTGCAAAAGGCAAATGCAGCAGGAAAGACGGATAAAACAGAACAGTTGAAAGAGATGCTTTCTTTGGTTGGTGATGCAGAGCGGGTTCTGACGGATAAAGAAAGAGATTTGGATGATTTTGGACGGCTGCTTGACCATACTTGGAAGTTGAAGAGGCAGACCGGTTCGGCCGTGTCAACAAATAGCATTGATGAACTTTATGCAAAGGGAATGGCTGCTGGTGCCCTAGGTGGAAAATTGCTTGGTGCTGGTGGCGGTGGCTTCCTCGTGTTTTATGTGCAGCCGGAACGTCAGGATGCTGTACGTTGGGCAATGAGAGATTTGCTGTACATTCCGTTCAAATTTGAAGATGGTGGCACAAGAGTAATCCACTATACACCGGAAGATTATACACCGAAGGATTAACGATATGAAAGTAGTGATTATGGCAGGCGGAAAAGGAACTCGTATCTCTTCAGTGGTGAGTGACATTCCAAAGCCGATGATAAAAATTGAAGGCATTCCTGTTTTGGAACGAGAGATTGAATGTCTGAAAGAGCAGGGCTTCGATGACATTCTTATTACAGTGAGCCACCTTGGAAATATTATCATGGATTACTTTGGTGATGGTTCTGGAAACTCACCAGTGACAGGGCAGCCGTTTGGTGTACATATTGAATATTATTTTGAACGTGAACCGCTGGGTAATGCTGGTGCGCTGTTCAAGATTAAAGACAAATTAACAGAAGATTTTCTGCTTTTGAATGCTGATGCTATGTTTGATGTGGACTTTAACAGATTTGTTGAGTATCACAAGCAACATGGTGGACTGGTTACACTTTTTACTCATCCTAATAGCCATCCGTATGATAGCGGGCTGATTATTGCAGATAAGAACGGTGCAGTAGAAAGGTGGCTTGCAAAAGAAGATGAAAGGCCACTGTACTATCGAAACCGTGTGAATGCAGGACTTCACGTTATTAACCCGGAGATATTAGCACTTTCCGGGATTGATGCTGAAGTTGTTGGGAAAAATGGCGGTGATGGAAAACCAGTAAAAGTAGACTTAGATCGTCAATTGTTGAAGCCGCTTGCTGGAACAGGAAACATATTCTGCTACGACAGCCCAGAATATGTTAAAGATATGGGTACGCCGGATAGATACTATTCTGTGTGTGCCGATTATCGTGAGGGTCGCGTTACAGGAAAAAATCTGAAAAATAAACAGAAAGCGATATTCCTTGACAGAGATGGAACCATCAATAAATATGTGGGATTCCTTCGGAACATTGATGAATTTGAACTGCTAGACGGTGCTGCAGAAGCAATTCGTAAAATCAATGAGTCAGGGTATCTTGCAATTGTTGTAACGAATCAGCCTGTAATTGCTCGGGGCGAGGTATCTTTTGATGAGTTAGAAGAAATTCACAATAAGATGGAAACGCTCCTTGGCAAAGAAGGAGCTTATCTGGATGCAATTTATTATTGTCCTCA